GCGTCAGCCCCTTCACTAACGTAGCCGCTTGGCCGGTTACTGCGTAGGCGCCGGTGTCGGCGGTAATAACGTTGCTTCGCAGCAGCGAAGCCTCTTGGCCGGTTACTGCGTATGCGCCGGTGTCGGCCGGGAGCGTCAGCCCCTTCACTAACGTAGCCGCTTGGCCGGTTACTGCGTAGGCGCCGGTGTCGGCGGTAATAACGTTGCTTCGCAGCAGCGTAGCCGCTTGACCGGTTACTGCGTATGCGCCGGTGTCGGCAACAATAACGTTGCGTACAATAATCGTAGCCGCTTGGCCGGTTACTGCGTATGCGCCGGTGTCGGCAACAATAGCGGTGCTTCGCAGCAGCGTAGCCGCTTGGCCAGTGACTGCGTATGCGCCGGTATTAGCCGCGAGTACGCGCCCCTTGACCGGGGTAGCCGCTTGGCCAGTGACTGCGTATGCGCCGGTGTTGGCGACAAGAGCTTTAGTTCGCAGCAGCGTAGCCGCTTGGCCAGTGACTGCGTATGAGCCAGTATTGGCTGTGAGTACCCATCCCTTGACCAGCGCCGCCGCTTGGCCAGTTACTGCGTATGAGCCGGTGTCAGCTAGGACTGTATAGTTATTCGGCTGTGCCGAGAATGGTAGCTCAGAAAATGAACTTAACCCAAACATGGATTATTCCTGCCACGGTAGCGGTAGCGTTAGTACAGGCGGCGCCTGCATATAAACTACCTGCTGGCTAAGGCCTTGCTCGATGGCTACCACTCTGTCCGTACCAAGATCCGCATAAACCCAACCCAGCACCTGCGCTTCAGTCAACTGCTCGTAAGGTGTGAAGTTCTCCGTAGGCGCCGCTACAGACGTCTGCCCCGACTGCCCGGCTTCATAGGACCCATCCGTATCGGATACAGTCCAGAAGACTTCGTACACGACATCGGCAAAGCCCGCCACCTGCGGTATAACATTCATGGAGTTGATTTTCCAAGTTACCATGATTAGACCGCGTAGGTTCCGATGTTAGCGATGCGAGTAGCCTTCCAGAAGCTGCCGCGCAAAGGGGTTAGGGTGCCAGCTGAGTTGGTCACGTTAAGCCGGACGCTGGTAGACGCGCCACTCTCCAATATTACCTTAAACCTAGCCCAGTGTTTAACCGCGTTTGACAAGACCCCAGTGGAAGGGAACGCTACTGCAGCATTACTTACCGATGTGATGGATGCGCTAAGTGCCGCTGCAATTGCCGTCGCGCCCGCAGTTGCTGACATCTGCATGTTGACCGCCATATTGGCTATAGTTGTAGAGTTGGTAAACGTCCAAACTAATGACCCCGCGGTATTCTTCGAGAAATGCACTTCAATATCAATCTCGTATACGCTGTTAGCAACGAGCGGGATCGCCGATGCGGCGCCAAAGAACGGGGCAATAGTCGTCGTGGTTGCCGCACCGTCCGTCGGCAAGCGGAAATAGTGCGTATTCGGCACAATACCCCGCCCATTAGTGGTGTTGCCTGTGAAGGTCAGCAGCGTATTTGCAGTATCAAACTCAACGGCTCCGGCTGCCGCAGTAGTCAAGTTGGTGCCCGCCGTCAGATACATAGGCGCGGTACCCACCGCAGTAGTACCAGCGCGAAGGCTCAAAGTGCCGCCAAAGGTAGCACCGTTGGTGTCGACCAGAGCATACCACCTCATTACGGTAGTGCCGAGCGTATCAGTGGCCTTTAAGTCGGTGTCGAACGCCTTGCCACCAAATTGCGTACCTTCGGTTATGGTTACTAGGGCCCCAGCAAGCTCGCCGATCAGATTTGCATCACTAGAGCGGGTCCATGTGGTTGCGGATACATCGTAGATACCGTTGTCTTGCTCGGCGGTCTGATTCTTAACGAGGCAGCGGTCACCGGCAATTAGCGCAACACCGTCAACCGTCTGGAGGCCCGACAGAGTAATATTGGCTGTGGTTGCCGCACGCGCAGCCGCCTTCACCCACGCATTCGGCATATTCAACAGCCCGTTAGCTGCGATAAACGCGGATGTCTGTGTGGTGGCGTCAGGAAACGTGAACCCGCCCGTAGTGGACTCAACGATACCATCGGCCTTAATGGGCTGCTTCACATATAAGTTGGTGCCGTTGAGCAACATCTTGTATGCAGTCTTGGCCTGCGTAAACCCGCCAACATACCACTGATATGAGTTCTCAGTTCCGGTAGCGTCTGTAGCGAAGACCAAGTTGCCTGTCTTGGCTGCACCGCTAGGTGCCGACATGAGCACATAGCCTTCATTCTCACCGGTAACCGCGTACGTAGCGTTCGCATACCTAGAGCTTGTAACCCCAAAGGCAATATTGCCCGAAGTACTTGTCCCATTATCCGGGTACGCCGCAAAACCCGCAGAAGCGCTAAGCCCGATACTATTGTTATGAGTCAGCGTTTGCACGCTGTTATCGGCGTTACCAGCGGCAGCAATTAGGGGGGTTGCAATCCCGCTAATAGCAGTACCAGTACCGGCACTAATATTCCCGTTGAAGTCCCAGTTGCCGTTACTGAGCGCTTCCCCCAGCAGTGTTACACCGGCGCCGTTGTTGAAAAACTTAATACCCTGAGCGGCCCCTACACTGATACGCCCGCTAGGACTGACGTAGTCGACAATCACGCCGCCTGTGTTAATTCCCGCGAAGGCTGTATCAAATAGCCCGATATTTCGTGAGATAGACCTACCGGCAGGGTAAGTGCAATACACGCTCGCTCCAGCCGCAACAGTAATCCGCGCCCCGCCCGCGGATGATGAGTAGATCGTGTCCCGGCTAAGTGTAGTAGCCGGAGCGCTATAGGTGCCCAAACCCACTTCCCAAGCGGCTCCGCTAGTGATGGCGTAGAAGGTCGTATTGCCATTTCCAATAGCCGCAAAACCCTGAAACCCAGTAGCCGCACCTGCGAGGGTAAGCGTACCCGTGCCGATGGTATTTGTGGTTTCCTTTACGCGATCAGCGAGGACTAGAGCCATAGTCTACCTATTAGGTCGCTTGGAAAACGCCGTTGACTGGGTCTAAAGTCACCGTAGCGGTTTCACCTGCGGCAACCGTTTGGCTGGAACCGTAATCCCAGTAGGCCACGTTGGTACCTGTGGTCGAGTCTGTCAATACCGCGTATTGAAATGTGAACCCCGCGCCTGTGGCAGTCCATGCGCTAGGGCTAGTCAGTACCAGCTTGTATGTCCCCGCGGTCTGTGTAGCCGTTACCGTAGTAGCGGCATTGCCCCCCGTGGTGTACCCGTTTCCGTTGACGACTTCCGTGATCGTACCCAGTGCTGCACTAACTACAGTGGCGAGCTTGATGACCCAGGTGTCGGAACCGGAGTTCATTACCTCGAACATTGGCTCGATGGCGGTCTGAAATTTGTTGTACGTTGCCATGCTAACTCCTAAGTAGTAGATCGAATAAGGGCGCTATCCGCGGTGTTCGCAGGCATAGCGATGAGGAAAGTGGTCGTGGATGTCTTGTTGGCCCCGAAGTCCAACACCGCAATGGCCTTATTACCCTTGCTGGAATTGTAGATCAAAGCCCCGCGCGCGGTAAAGGCCCCCATCCACGAGACATCGGCGAACCCCACATACGTCGTGTTGGCGCTAGGTGTGGCGGATGTTGACACCGTGATGCCCGTCATGACTGCGCCCCCCGCCGTATATCCGGCGCCTGCGGTTTCGCCCGTCGTGGTATACGCTGTGGTGCTTGCGTCTAACGTAGCCGCGTCGGTGAAGAGGGCGAGCTTAATGACATCCGTCAGCAGATCATGCACCCCTTGGTACACCTCTGCCTTGAAGCTATTCGTCTGGCATTGCGTGATAGCCATCAGTCCACCTTATTGCGCACTTGCCCACTGCGGTACGCGTCCTGCCGCAGTTTACCGTCGCCGAGGTTCTTGAGCAGTCCGATAGACTGGAAGTACATGTCCTGATAGAGCTTGACCATATCGACTTCACCCTTCATGAACCGGATAGCCTCAACAAGCGCGCCGTTCAGCAGTGCGGAGTCAAAGTTATCGCCTAGCCATGTCTCACCTGCAGTGACAATGCTTTCGGGATAGTAGTAGTAATGCAACTCGGCCGCGTAGGCGACATCAGGAGTGGGTCCCACGATGAAGCTGATTTCGTTGACTGCATCCGAGCGAGGGCCAAAAATAGCGTAGTATTTGGGGGCCGCAATGTCACCTGCCGAGGGGTACGCTTCACGAATGAAGTTCACGTCCTTGTTCAGTAGGTACGTGTAGTCCTGTGTTACCGGATCAATAATGGCAAGCGAGAACGGAGATAGGAAGTCCAGCGGTGCCGATAGATACTTATTACCTAGCGTCAGAGTGCCGGTAACGTTTTTACGCAGGGAGGGAAGCTGAACCGTGTTATAGATACGCTGCTCGGTCTGCTGCACAAACATGGCGTACTCATCCGCTGTGAACGTATTTTCGCAGATATCTGCGATATTCGTGCACAACTCCGCGTAGTTCATGCCATCGGACCTCGGGCTGTCACACCTCTAGTAGCCGCACCGGTGCCGCGAATTTTGATGCCGTCGGTCTTGACGCCATCATTGCGCGTCAGCGACATACCATCCATCGGAGTCCAGCCAGCCTTCTTGTTGAAGGGCATGACTTTGCCTGCGGTAGCCGAGACAACAATTTTAGGTTGCTTCGTATCCATTACTTGCCTCGCTTCTGCGCAGCGACCTTAGCCAAGCCACGGCCTAGCTTTTTCATGTCTTCGTCGGTCTTGCCGCCGAAGCCGCCTTTACCGCCCTTTTGGACGGGAACCGTTTTCTGAGTAGCCATATCTTCTCCTAAGAGGGTTGCACTGTAACTATACCAACATAACCCGCCGCCGCCAAGGTGTTTGGGGTGAGGGCTGCATCAAACCCGCGAGCTCCGCCGACCGGATTCCAGCCCCACTGGATGTCCCGGTTCTCCACATACCCAGCAAAGTCTGGGCGCGGGTCGCGTACTGCTTGTGGGTCTGCCACGGGATACATACCAAGCTGCAACTGCGGGTGGTCTTCTTCCCAACACTCGTTGCAAACTTTGATCGATACCTGCTTCGTCTTGATGACGAGCTTCTTCAAATCCTTGAGCTTGACCCGGATGCCGCAGCGATCGCACTCGGCAATCGCCTTGACGCCAGCGGTGAATCTATTTGCCATATCACCTCACGAACATCTGGCGCGGTACAAACCGTACTGCAGCCTTGTCGCGGTCCTCGTCCGAGGCTTGCATCCATGCCTCGTCGTACTGGGCCTTGAGCACCTGCATGCGGTCTATTGCGCCGGGTATCTTCATGGACAGGTAGTAGGCCAGCCCCGCGACCATTGCGGGGATCATGCGAAAGGGCACGTCCATTGTGTTCACGCCGTTGCCAGCATCCTGAATCCGGCGCAGGCGCCAGTAGACTAGCGTGTATGCCTGCGAGCCGTCGGGTGTGGGCCACACCGTGACGCTGGGGGCGTCGAGGCGATTGATGAGGACCTGAATAGGCCGGGCCTGTGTCAGTTTGTTCGGCAGGCTGGCGTACGTCGAGATGCTGATGCGCGTGAGCGTCAGGTCAGCCTGCGTAGCCACATTGCCTGCGCCCGTACGGATAACGTGCTCCATGAGATCGACGGTATCGGTGGGCAGTGCGTAGGTGGCCGTGCCCTGTACTAGCGGTATAGCGCCCTGCTCGAAGGTCCACATGTTCAGCCCGCGATTCGACCAGTCCGCAAACAGCAGATTCATGGACCGACGCGCGGTCTTCAAGTCGTATCCCGTGCGCAACTCGGCGCCACAACGCTCGAACGCTTCCTCGACAATATCGCTCAGGTCGAGGTTAAACGTAGTGGTGCCTGAGGTGGACATTACTTGACTTCCTTACGGGTCTTGGCGCGCTTTTTGGCGGGCGTACTGGGGGTACCGCCGCCCTTCGCGTACTGCGTGAACTCGGTATCGTCCCGGCGGGGCTTCTTCGACCCGCGAGGCATTTTAGATGGGGCGATGGCCCCCATTCCTCTACTCGGCCTCACACGATCTTCCCGCGTGTTTTACCGCGCTGGGCGCAGCCGTCGATTACACCGCCTTTTTTGAACTTGAAAGACTTGTCAAAGTCTTCCTTGGACTTCTTGGCTTCAGCTTTCGCGGCTTCGTCCTTAGCTTTCTCCGAGTCCGCTTTCAATTTGGCGGCCTCCGCAGCGGCTTTCTTGCGGCCCGATATATCGGGGACGAGCGTATCGGCTACGTCCTTCATCCACTCTGGGGTTGCCATGATCCGTCCTTCTTGTATAGCTTGTATAGGCTGTAGACAAACAAGGCTGCAATCCACCCGCTAGGCACCCACAGTGCCCATTCATAGAGCACGTAGAGCGCCAAAATAAACTTTGCGGGTGTCGTACAACCCCTAGATGACGCGGCCTTTAGTCTTGCCGCGCTGGGCGCAGCCATCTGCGCGGGAGGAAACTGACCCACCTTTTGCCATTTTCTTGGGCGTGGACGCCTTCGCGGCAGGGGCAGGGGCTTCTTCGGTAACCGTCAGCGACTTCCGATACGCGTCTTCAATCTTTGTTTTGTTGCGGATATCCGCAATTTCTTCAGCGGTAGGGCGTCCCATTAGCACTTCCCACCGTTCTTCATGGCGATCATCTTGCCCTTGGTCTTGCCCTTGGCCTCGATGCCGCCCCCACGTGCGTACTTGGCGGGCTTTTCCATGCCGGATTTGCCGTGCACGCCTTCAGCCTTCTCGCCCTTCATGTAGGCCGCGGGGCTCTTCGCCTTGACCTTCATTTCTTTGGCCTCTTCGGATTTGGTTTCTTTACCCATAAACGGAGGAATTTTCTTTGTAGCCATATCACCACCTTTTGCAAATTTGCGGCCTTTGTCAGCCGCGGTAAACTCTTTACCGACACTCATAGGTACGCCAACTTTCTTGGCAAACGATGGCGAGTGCGCGATAGCTGCCATAAACTCATGCTGTGCGTTGGATGTAGACGGCAAGCTACTTCTCCCTGCCGGTCAGCCGCTTCAGCGTATCGGTTTCCCAGATTCTAATACCAGTCCATATGATGGTAAACACCGCCGCGATAGAGGGGAGCATCTCTGCCAGCGTTCCAACTACGGTTGCGACAGATGCGATATCAACCAGATGCTTAGCTGACTCGCTCATGGAGCTAACTGCGTCTTTCATATCAACACTTCCACGCGCTAAGTGATAGCGCCTTGCGAGTGGGCTTGCCCTTCTCGTCCTTCATTGGGCCAGGCATTCCGCTCATGCGCGCGCAGAACGACTTGCGCCGCGCAGCATCTTTGTCCGTCTTTGGGTTCGGTGCCGGGGGCTTCAAGTTCATACCTTGCGCCTTGGCCGACGCTCGCCCCTTGGCATTAAGCCCACCCTTCGGGTCTTTGCCTTCCTTGCGGGTCCATGCAGCGCTCTTAGCCATAGCACACAGTTACGCCTATAGGGGCTACCGCGACGGAGGTGTACCAAATCCCGTTAGGGAACAAGACACCCTCGCCCGGAAGGAGCACGTTGGTCATATTGGAGTTAGCGCCCGTATCCAGTTCAAACAACACGTTGCCGCCTGACGCATCCAAGAACTGCCCTATGCCCGGACCCGCGCCGCCGGTGATGATGACCGCCTTTAAGCGAACACGTCCCGACACGAGCGCCAGATTTGTCTGGGTCCCGCTGGTATGCGCGGATCTAATATCAGTTTGCATTCCCATATCAATCTCCTGAAGGCAGGGGGCCGAAGCCCCCTAAGTCAATTACGCAGATACAGGATTAGCGATGGCGGCGGTACCGCTCACAAACTTCTGTGCGTAGTTGATAGTCACAATGAAGCGACCTGCGCCTAGCGTGCCGGTGCCGACTACATTACGGATATAGACCGTGGTATCTGCAGCGGTGGATGTCTGCCATGCCAACTGAGTAGAGGCAGTGGTCACACCGGTGAAGCGGCCACCAGCAGTAGTTACCACCGCAGGGGACAACTGAGGGCCACCGGAAGTGGTGCCGACAGACACGGTAGTTGTACCGGTAGTGGCTGCGACCACTTGGTCGATCACGATATTGATGATCTGGGCGCCAGCGGGGAGCGTCATGGCGGCAACGTCGTAGTTGCCGATGACGGTGCCAGTCAGATCGCCGGAGTCATACGACTGCGACAGCACAACCAAGCCAGTGTTGCGGCCGGGGTTTTGGGTAACGGTGCCTACGCGCAGTGGGCCAGAAAAAGTTGAAAACGACATGGTTTTTCCTTACATACAAGCTAGGCACATCAATCGGTATGTCGTCCAGCCGGGACTGGTTTGATGCGCCGGAAACCCCGGTGCAGTGTACATAGTACACCAACCAAATAAAAAAGGCCACCCTTTTTACAGAGCGGCCTTTTAGTAAGCGGCCGGGACCCCCCAACCCTAACTCACTTTAGGACGAACCGGGTGAACCATACACGCCGAGCGGGTCAGAGACGCCGAAGCTGTAACGCTCGCGGGCCTTGTAACGCTGGTTGCCAGTGTCAAAGTCGCCATCCATCGAAGTGGACATCGGGGTACGCACGAAGTGCTTCAGACCGTTTGGCACGTCAGTGGTCAGGAACCATGCGTTTGTGTCGGTCAAGAAGTGGTTAATGGCGTAACCATCAGGGATGGAGCCATTGTTCTTCAGTGCGTTGATGTCGTTGTCGGTTGTGCCGACGCGCAGGCTGGTTTCCAACAGGCGAGTTGAAACGAATTGCAGGGCCGGGGGCACAATCAGTTTCTTGGGCTTTGCTGCGATCAGCAGGCCACGCTCGTCAGTCCAAGCAGCGATCTGGATAACGGCGGCTTCCAAGGAAGTCTCGTTCAGATCGGCACCAGTGGTGGGGCGGTTGCTGTTGACACCGCCGTTGACCAGGGGGTGGTCAGTAGCGAACAGTACCTTGCCGTCACCATAGGTTGGGTTGCCTGCACCGGTGAAGCCGGTGTTCAGGATGGCCGCAGCTTTGATCTGCTTGGTGTACGCCATAGCCCGTGCGAGGGACTTGGTGTAGCGAGCAGACAGGCTGTCGTACAGGTTATCTTCCATCGCCTCTTCGGTGATGGAGAACCCCATAGCGATGGTCTCGTGGTTGTAACGAGCGGTCCATGCTTCCTGCGCATTGTCATACGCGAGGGCTTGGCCTTCGTTCTTCACCGGAGCGGCGCCGAAGCCAGCCAGCTTGGTTTCTTCTTCAAACGAACGCTCCGAAGCTTCGGTCTCATAAATTTCTTTATGCTCTTCACCGTAGCGGGCGTATTCCATGCCGAACAAGGCGTTCAGGCCGGGGAGAAGTTCTTTAAGTAGTTGTGCGCGTGAAATTGCCATGATCTATAGCTCCTTACAGGCCGACAGCGTTGCTGTAGCTGTGGTATCCGGGGTTGAACTTCACCAGAATGTCAGTAAATGCGTCACCCACGGTCGAGAAGCCGACCATGTCCACGAAGCCAACCACGCGGAACGCTGCGGTCGTAGCGACCATAGACGATTCCAGCACGACAGCGGAAGTGGAGTTACCAGTGTTCACGTTGCCAGTGGACGTAGATTGCACGGCGCTCAGGAAGGTGTTGGCACCCAGAGCAGCGGCAGTCACAATGCCAGAGGCTTGTACTTGGAACACCGCGCGGTCGTCATCAACCACGATACCAACAGCGTCAGACGCAACCGTGCCAGTGGGCCAGTATTGCGAGAAGACTTTCTGCTTGGTGGATGGGTTGGTGTACGAGCAGCCCAGAAAGACGCCCACGCAGCCGGTGTTAGCCGTGCCAGTGGGGAAGCCGTTGGTGGTTGCATCCGCACCAGTGGAGGTAGCGATCTGCAGGAAGCCAGTAGCAGCAACATACACCAACGAACCGTTGAAGATGTTGGTGCCGTAGCCAGAGGCAATCGGGATATTGCGGGTACTACCGGCATAAGGTAGACCCCCAATCAGATTAACGGGCTTAAACCCGTAGGGGGAAGCAATTGCGGCCATTTAAGGACTCCTAAGTTAAGTACCGCGTCCGAACGAAACCTTGGTCTGGCGCTCTCGGAAGAGCGGCATACGAGGATCACTCTCGCGCATAAAGATGTTGTCAACCGAGTTCATCTCAGCGGCCTGCTGTCGACGGTAGAAAGCATCCCGTTGATCCATAAACTCTGCGGGTATTTTGCAAAGAATCAAGCCGCCGATTTCGATGCTGTCCGGGATGCTAGTTTTAGCGCCCATAAGCTGAATTTCCGGATGCTCAGATGCCTTTACAGGCTCCCAGCCCTCACGCATTTTTGAAGAAACGTTCATCGGGTCGGCATTACCCAGTGTACTGGTGCGAATCCATCGGAATGCGTAACCCGGCTCAACATGTGGGTCAGGCAGGAGTTGCGGCGGTGCCCACGAACGGGGACGCTCCAACATAGGACGGCTATCAGCAGCGCGAGATTCAATCGCACGAGATTCAGTATCACGAGTTGTACGGGGACCAGTCATAATCATTTCCTCATTTCTTCAGCAACCTTACGCGCATAGAGTTCCAGTGGAACCCCAAGCCGCTTGGCGACGTTCACCTGCGATTGGGTTAGTACGACTTTTCGAGGCGCAGTACTCCTTGTGGCCGGTGCAACCACGTTCTGTTTCTGTACGCGCGGAGTAGGAGCATCCGCGGTTTCCGTTGAGTCGAACTTCTCAGGAAACACTTGCCGCATACGAGAGTCAACTTTCTGGTAGTACTCATCAGACGTTGGGCTAATCCCACCCTTGACCAGCTTCATGTGAAGGCCAAGCGCGAAACTCGTCATTTCGTCGTCACTTCCAAACCACTCATTGCTCTCTTTCCAAGTTTCCGCTTTCGCGTCAACTGGAGCTTGTTGTGTTTGTATCACATGCTTTTCGTCCTGTAAAGGCGCGGGGCGAAAATTATTTACACGATCCTCTCGCAGCTTCGCTGCGGTCAGCTTCTCCTGTGCCGCGAGCAGCGCGTCGGGATCCCCAGCCTCGTATGCAGCTTTGTACTCGCGCTTGCCGTTTTCTAGCTCCGTTGCGATAACAGTCTTCGTCTGTTCGATGAGCGCCTGCTGGCCTTGATTCAGCGAACCCTTCAGTGAGCGGTTCTCTTCGGCGATGGCTTGCGCGATGCGGACAGCTTCCTCGCGCTCGCGCAACGCGGATTCCTTAGCGCGACGCTCTTCGTGGTAGCCCTTGGTGAAGTGCTTGATGCGCTTCTTGGCGCTTTCCGAATACGCTTCCATCTCCTCGTCGGTAGGGTCCACCGGGTCTTCGGTCATGGGCTTGCGGTTACGGTCTGCGGCGGGGGTGTCGTCGACAATCTCGATTTCAGGTGCTTCCACCTTGGCAGGGGACTTACCCGCCTTCGCTTCGATCTCGTCGGGGAACTCGAATGTGGTTTGTTCAGCCATGATTAAAACTTCCTTGAGATGCCACGGGGGTCTTGCACGGTGGCTTCGACGGCCTCATCACTTATGATTCGCATCTCTTGCCCGTGAATCTTGATCCGGGTGCCTGTGTTGGGGCGTACCAGAACAAAATCTCCAACCTTGCAAGAGGGCCCGTGAGGGAAGCGTTTCTCGTCCTTGAAGGCGTCGGGGCCCATCTTTACGACAAACAACACGGGAGACAGCAGTTCTTCATACATCTGTGTCTGGCTGGATTTAAATATCCCGCTGTCATACTTCTCGTCAACTTCCGGCAGTACACACAACAGGTGGTATGTAGTGGGGTCCGGAACTTGTTTGGCCTTCTCGTCAGCACTGCCGGGCAGTACAGACACTGGCCCAGAAGGATCGAGGGTTTGGCCGATTAGTAGTTCAGTCGTCATTGTCTTGTTTCTCCAGTTTCGTCCGCAGGTCTTGTAAATCAGTCTTTGCGAGGTTTAGACCGTGGATCACCCCGCAAATTCTCTGGTACTCACCAAAGTCCTTACAGGTGCCGCGCAGTAAGGCGGCACCATAATGTTTCTCGTGATCGTCGAGTTTCTTTTCAATCAGGTCAAGTTCGGTCATTTGCTGCCCTTGTTGGACTGCAGCATCGCCTGTACCTTCTGCAACTCATGTGCATCGGCCTTGGTCGCCGCATCGATAGCGACCTGCTTTTCCTTCAACTTCAACTCGTCAGCGCGAGCCGCAAAATCACCCTGCATCTTCTGGGTGTCCAACGTCAGCTTGGCTTGCGACTCCATCTGCTTAATCTGCGTGGCTTGCTGCTTAAGTTGCAACTCCTGCTGTTTGATCTGCAACTCCTGCTGCTGCATCTGGACCATCGGGTCTTGGGCTTGCTGCTGCGCCTGCTGCTGTGCGGCCTGCTGCTGGCTCTGACCCAGAACCTGCTTGGCGGCTTGAGCGACCAACTGCGACAGGCCCACCTCAACGTCTGCTGGCAGGTCTTCGTCTGGCGGAGGCAGCGCGCCACCAAGCTGATCTTCGATTTTCTTGCGGTAGACGAACGCCAAGTGCTCGGACACGTGCGACATGATGGCCGCTTGCATGGCTGCAGCTTGGGGGCTCTGGCCAATCTGGGCCATCATCACCGGGTCTTGCATCATGGATGTATGCACCGCGATGTGTGCCTCGTGGTCCTGAACCAAGAACGCCTTGGTCGGCTTGCCAGTCAGAAACGCCATGTTCTCTGACACCGGGTCGCGCGGCTTCATGTCGTCCTCAACCGGAACCAGCTTCTCAGCGTTCTTGATGCCAAGCACCTCCAACATCTGGCGGTGCAACTGCGGTAGGTCATAAATCTGTGGGGCGCCCTGCGCCAACTGGATCGCAGCTTGGTACTGCATGATCCGCTGGGCCATTGTGGAGCTATTGGGGTCGCTGACCGGGATCACCTCCACCATGCTGTAGTCCGCGCGCTTGGCGCGGCGGTCGCCCTGCGCCGGGTCGAACTCGTACTCTTCCGGAGCACTGTCACGGATGATCGTCGCCAGCAGTTTGAACTCCTGCTTCATGGATGCGTGGACCCGGGCCTGCACCGCGCTCATGGTCTTGAGCGTGCGCTCGAGCAGCGCCAGTGTGGTGCCGACCGGCGCGTTGGCGCTCATGTCGCTGATCTTCATGTCCGAGATGGCGCCGAGGCGGCGGGCCTCGTCTGTTACTTGGTTCAGCAACGCCAGCAGAGTTTGGCTTGGCTCCTTGTATGGGAGCGGCATGATGTTGTCACGCACGGTGCCGGAGGCCACGTCCACGTCGCGGAACTCGCCCGGGGCGATGGGGGTGTCGTCCCCCTTGATGCGCAGGCCTTTGGACTTCAGACCGCCGGGCAGGTTCGCCAGCGATCCCGCGTCGATCAACTGACGTATCAGACTGGTTCCCGCGCGCGCGTAGCCGCCGATCAGGTTGATAAGGCCGAGGCCGTACGGGCCGAAACCGGGGATGTAGGTGTACTGAACGAAGTACTGGTTCTTCAGGCGCTTGGCGTTGTCCTCATCCCAGTTGCGGCGCACGGCCAACACCTCGTTAGTGCCGCGCTCGATGGTGATGACATAGGGAAGGGCGATGCCATCCTTGTCCTCATACCCCGGCAGGTCGTAGTCGACGTGAATTTCCAGAAGCTGGAACCGGTCGTCATCCGTTAGGGTATATCCTTGGTCTTCGGCTTTCTTCTTCTCCACATCGGTGGATATCTGCACTGGGTCTCCGAGCTCCACATCGCGGTAGAACTTGGCGACCTGCAGCTTGCGAATCTCGTTAGGTGTCTTGCGCATGACGTGAGTCGCGCGCTCGGCTGACTGAACATCTGATGCGCCGTAGGGGATGATGATCTCTTCCGACGGGATAAACACGGCTGCCTGCCGCCCCAGTGACGGGTCCTTGTACACTTTCTTGAACGCAGACCCGGCCAGCCCGAGGCTAAACAGCAGCTTCTCATGGTCCGGGCGATACTCTGGCATCTTCTCCAGAATCTGGTAGTTCATGTCGTCCTGCACGCGCGTGGCCGCTTCTTCTTTCAGCTTGTCAACGGCGCCGACGATCTGGGTCTTGACCGGGCCCTGTGCGGGGAACGTCTCGGTAATCATCTCCGCTTGGAACCGGATGGCCGCTTCGGTCAGCACGGTGGAGTACACCCCGCAGGCACCTGCCCACGGCTCGGTCCGCTCGTCGTATTTCATGCCCAGCACTTCGAGGCCCTTGACGTAGGCGTCTACCCAGTCCTTGCGCGCCGCGATGTCCGCATCCACGAGACCCACGAGCTCTGACGCCATGCTCGCCAAGTCGCTTTCATCCATGAACTCCGCAAGGTTGGCGCCAAACGATTCCTCGTCCTCGCCGTCCGGCAGGAGGGTAATCTCCACACTACCGTCGGCCAGCGTCACCCGGTCCGGGTTTTCGATCTCAATCTCCAGCGCGGGCTCCCCCTTGTCAAGGGCGTCCGGCACGATCGAGTCAAGCCCCAGAGGGGCAGAGTAGAGGGATTTATCCATGTTGGTTGCCATCGAGTGTCCTTAATAGTACGCCGCCTTGCGCGGTGCGTGGTAGTCGGTATTATCCTCGTGGTCGGTGGATAACCGCAACAGGCCACCCTTGCGAATCCGCATCAGGGCCAAAGTCATGGTGTCCACCTCGTCGTCGTGCTCGCCACTGGGGAATGCCAAAATCTCCTCGACCACCTCCGTCGCCCAGCTAGTCTCGGGGAACCATACCTGTCCTGTCATAAACATATCACTAACGGAATTCATACGGGCTATCTTGTCCTGACCCTTGCCCGGGCTGTAATCCTGCACGAACAGACCCGAGCGGCGCATCTCATCGATCAGTGGCTGGCCGCTGGCCTTAGCCTCGACAATCACACTGTCTGGGCTCCACTCTTTCGCCTGCTGCAGGGCCATCTGCTTCAATTCGGGGAATTCCCACTTGCCCTTGACCCGGTTGAGCAGGATGACGTTGTCCACGCCGTCCTCGTTCTTCCACACACCCCATGTCTGGCACACGGAATAGTCCGATCGCGTGTTTGTAGTCAGCGCTGTATCAAACGCCTGCACAATAAAGTCCACCGCCGGGGGATCTTCCTTCGGCCACCACTTGATATTGTCCCGTTTGATGATCGCCGCCTCTTGGGCAGTGGGATTCTGCTGGTACTGGGCGTTCCACTGCCACGCAGGCATGCTGGCTTTGGTTCGCAGGAGCGATTCCAAGCTCCATTGCTCCGGCCAGAGCGATTTCTGTAGTGTGGCGGGCGCGTCGGGGTCAAAACCCTCGTTTTTTGGGTCCGCCAGCGGGTTTTTACGCTCAATAATCGCCGGAAACTCAAAAATCTCGTACTGGTCGCCGTCTTCGTTCAGTGATCCGTCCTTCACCAGCCGCCCAATGAGGTCCCGCTGGTGCCAGCGGGTGTTATGGCTCACCACGCCGTTAGCTAAAAAGCTCTCAGTGCCCTCCACCTGAATATCAAATACGTCTTCAACCCCATCAGGGGTTATCGAGACTATCTCGTCGAGCGTGATGCTCAATGTACTCAACGGCTTTGCGCAATAGCTCGGGGGTGTTTCGCGCTTTAACGATGAGATTGCACGAATTACACAGAAGCGCACGAACTTTACCGGTAGCGTGGCAGTGGTCAACAGCCAGTCTACGAACTTTCCATGTTGCTGGGGTGTTCTCATCGTGTGCAGACTCCCCGCATATTGCGCAGGCTCCGGCTTGCGCAGCAAATCGGCTATCGTACTCGCTTCCAGTGAGCCCGTACTGCATTTTAAGATGTGCGTCACTCCGTTTTTTCGAGCAGTAGTGGTCGCCACGGGCTTTTCGCTCCGCATAAATAGCTTTGTTACTACATGCGAGGCAAAGACCCTTTGCGTATGCTGGATTGTTGCAGCTATCCGTAGTGCAAGTCTTACCCCGCCATTTCCCCCAACCGGTAGGTGTAAGACTTTCTGGGGCTTCTCTGCGGGCCTTGTGGTAGTGGTACTTGCATTTACCCCGGGAATATAAGGGCTCCGTGCATCCGGATTCGTTGCACATACGAGGTGCATTCCCGGCTTCAGGCCTTTGATCTTGATCCATTGGGTCGCTCCGTTCTGGCTTACAAGCAGCGGATGCCGCTCGTTCCCACGAATCGTAACGCCAGAACGCAACGTTATTGCGTAAATGTGATCTGACCCTTGATTAGACCATCCAAGTACTTTAGCTGGACGGATTGTTCCATTGTCGTAGCTGGCTACCATATCGCCGGGGCGCACATCGCGTAAGGGGCAATCAGTGCCGTTAGCCAATGTCACTTGGGTATCCCCAGCCAAACAGTGCAGAATGCAAATTTTCCCCCCGGGCATGAGTCGAGTACGCAAACCGTTGCGAAACCAGTCATAAACACCGTCGAGGCTCGTGGTATTCCCACTCTTAATATCTTGCTCCGAAATCGGATCGTCGATGATACAATTATGTGTCAAAATCGTATCAGCTACAAAGGTATTGTCCCCATCTACCATAAAGTTGATAAAGGGACGGGCTTCGTGACGGTCTATTCGGGTTGCACCGGCGAGGCGTACGCCCAGCAAAAACCCTGCGATGACTTGGAGCCCCGCTTTAGGGCGTACCAAATAGCCTTCTTCACGGTTGCGTAGTTTTTTAGCGGCACTGAGCGAGCCGCATCGGCTAAGGAGGTGTACTCCCGCACGTCGGAGCCATCCAAGTTCGACCGGATAATACGTTGGGTATTGTGACTCATTCTGGGTGCTTGTAGCGCCTGCTCGGACGTCATCCCCATGCTGAAAATACGATGGCGTATCATATCTACGGTTAGCCCAGTTCGCCGCGCCCACTGTGGAGCGGATAGCGTCTCCCCAAACGCCGTTATAGGCACCCCGTTGGTTCGATTGTTCTGCTGGGTCTCTACGTCCGCCCACCTGCAGTTGTCCTGGCTGTACCCCAAGGAATTGTCTATGCGATCCAGCGTATGCTTCGGTGTAGGTGGAAGCCCAATATCCGCGTAAAACACAGAAAAGTCTCGCCACGGCACCGACACTGTTATGCCCGCACCCCCATAATTTATGTAGTTGGCGGTTTTGGGGTTTGTGCAGCGCTGCACCATCATCGCCCATATGTTGTAGACCCGGGTATTGCACATCCCATGCTTTCGCGGTGAGGACATCTGCAGCTCCTTGTAGATAAGTACGTATCTTATCACAAACTGAAGTCGTCCACAAAATATCCGTCGGTACCACTTCTATTGCAGGTACCCACCCCCGGTTGCAAGTCCAGATCGGATGCGCTGCGGATACGTCTAGCCTGCCTGCTACTGTAACTGTGGCGGAGTGCTCGGGGGTTATACGTTTTAGTACTTTAGCCCAGCCATGCCAGCTACGTAAGCTCTCCCCAACCTGCACTGTACCGCAGGGTACAAACCCGCGCTCTAGCGTCTCTACGGAGGTTGCGGGCGTCAAACACAGATGCGCACCGCGGCCAGCCAGTGCACCGCCTACACCGGTCGCATACACCTCGCCACCCTTGGTTGTGTTCCACTTACCAGCCGCTTTTGCGTCGGCCGCAATGGCAACCCCCGGGAATATGGACTTGTACTCCGCCGTCTGCATCAGGTTTCGCACCTTGCGCGCCATGTCCACGGCCAAGTCAACCGTATGAGAGGCTACGATCATTTTGTGATCGGGGTGTTTGCCCAAATACCATGCCGGGTAGTAGATGGAGATCATCTGGGACTTGCCAAAACGCGGTGCCATCGACACTGCGATCCGGTCTTTGCCGCCATCCTCGACCTGCATGAGCAGCGCGCCCAAGCGCTTGAGATGCACACCGAACTTGTACGCTGGATCCACGGCCGCAATAAACGCAAGGAAGTCCATCCGCGCCAACCGCGTACGCTTGCGGTCCTCCAACTCGTCGAGCAGCGCCAACGTGTTCGCCATATCCTCGTGGGACATGGACTTGATGCTGCCAAGCAGGCGCTTGACTTCGTCTGCCTCAGTCATCGGTGAGGGCCGCAGGGGGCTGTGCTGGGAACTCGCTGGCGTCCAGCGTCTTCATCAGGCGCTCGCGCAGCAGTTGCTCAAGCTCTTCGGTCGGACGGTGGCGCATGGTCACTTCGGTCTTATCTGTAAACAAGCCTACATCGGATATTTTTCCGAGAAGTTCGTAACACTTGAGCCGGATGCGGGGGTCTGGATTCGTGGAATCCATGATGAGCTTGTTGGTGACGTAGACCCGCAGTTGGGCGGCAGACTGCACCACGACTTTGTCGTACTCGTCCAGAATGGCCTTGATGTGCACAACCGATCCGGGCGATGACAGGATGGTTGCCGTTGGCTGCTGCGTTCCAGTGAAGATGGAGTGCGCGACTGCAATATCGTCGTCGGTCACCTCGACCTCGTCGGCTATCTCCGCAAGGCTGTTGAACGCGGCGTTGACCCGCGCTTGAAGGTCTTCAAACGTCGGCGGGTAGTCCGCATACGGAATATCGGTGTCGATATTAGGAAATTGCATAAATTGTAAGCAGCCATAAGGCGATGCCGGAATATAGCAAAAATTTTAGGGGGCGTGTTTTATTTCGATGGGGGGTGGTCTGCAGGGGCGATATTGAAAATTTTAGGGTGTGGGGTTTACTTTGTATAGGGGGGTGACGATGTGGGCTGGGCGAACGTCGCACTCAGAGTAAATGCGCGAGGGACTCCAAACCCCAAAAGGGGCCCCGGGGGCGGGGTGGGTCGGCGCTGCGCCGGAATCTATCTAACCGTTAGACCTTGACAATGTATAAGGTTTGAGGTACATTACATATATCGGTTGTTTAAGTGTCTCTATCGGACACACATCTGATAGGAGTATTTCAAATGACTAAGTCAATCAAGGTTTCGGTTCCATCATTCGCTGCTCATGCTGTCGCTATCATGGGCGCCACAGCAAAGGCCGATCAAGCTTGGGTCAAATCCAGTGCAGTGACTGCACAGCATATGATGCAATTCATCGATGCGGCTAGCGTGGCTGGCGTAGAGCGCACCGTAGATAACGCAAAGGCTATCGGCGCCTCGGTTCGGGCTGGGTTTGAAAAGTTCGTACTGATGGGCGCGATTCAAAAATCCACAGTGTCCAATTATGCGACCGGCGCAAGTCGTGCATTCTTTCACAACGTAGCATGGGA